GATCGTGTTGTCCAGATCTTCGTTGACAAAGATGATGCAACCCGCTATTATGATATGCTAGTGTCGGCTAACTATAGAAAAGAGTTAGTTGTCACTGAGGTAGAAGAAGATAGTGTAAAGCAAAACTGTAAAACATACGGTTATAAGTACACAATTATTTCTACAGATGATTTTGTTATTCCACCACCCAATTCTAAATGATCCTATTTGAAAAGATTCGTTGGAAGAATTTTCTTTCCACTGGTAATGAATTTACTGAAGTTGCTATAAAGGATTCTCCAACACATCTGATTGTAGGATCTAATGGTGCTGGTAAATCTACAATGTTAGATGCATTGTGCTTTGGTCTTTTCAATAAACCATTTCGTAAAATTAATAAACCGCAACTTGTTAACAGTATAAACGAAAGAGAATGTGTAGTTGAAATTGAATTCTCTGTTGGTAGTGTGGGGTATAAAATTATTCGGGGTATCAAACCTGGTATCTTTGAAATCTACCGTAACGATTCTTTAATCGATCAAGATGCTGCAAACCGAGACTACCAGAAATATCTGGAGCAATCAATTCTTAAATTTAATTTCAAGTCTTTCACTCAAGTTGTTATTCTTGGAAGTAGCACTTTTGTTCCTTTTATGCAACTCCCTGCTGCACATAGAAGAGAAGTTATCGAAGATCTGCTTGACATTCAAATCTTTTCTAGGATGAATATGATCCTTAAGGATCGTATTAAAGATGTAAAGGAATCGGTTAAATCATGTGAGCATGAAGTTTCTTTGTGTGAATCTAAGGTAAACATGCAACGTTCATCGTGTGATAGTTTGAAGAAGATGAATTCAAATTACATCACTAAACTTCAAACAAGTTTTGATGACAATGAGCGGCGTATGATTGTCAATAATAATGCAGTCAATGCAAATGAAAAAAACTCAGCACAGTTTATTTCTGAGGTTGCAGATCTCTCTAAGTTTAATACTGAGAAAGATCAACTTAATGACATGCGATCTAAGATCAATCAAAATTTAAATAAAGCAACTAAAGAAATTGCTTTCTATGAGAATCATGATGCATGTCCAACATGCTCTCAGGATATATCTTTAGAAATTAAAAAAAATAAAATCACAGCATCACAAGATAAAAAAGAAAAGTTTACTGCAGGAGTATCTCAAATTAGTGATAAGATATCTACAGTATCTAAAATTATTAATGAGTATCAGGAAAAAATGAAACTCATTAATGAATTGCAGTTTGATACTACATCACGACAGAAGGAGAATACTAAACTTCTTAAAGAAAATGCTAGCATCATGGAGATGGTCAATCAAGATACTCCTGGTATTGATGTTGAAGAATCAAAACTAAAATCTTATGAAGATGAGTTGAATAGCACCATGCAAAAATGTGCAAATGTTAATACCGACTTTGCAAATTTTTCATTAGTATCAAATCTTCTAAAAGATACTGGTATTAAATCTAAGATCATTAGTAAGTTTATTCCTGTTATTAATCTGCAGATTAATAAATATCTTCAGAGTATGGACTTCTTCGTAAACTTCACTCTGGATGAAGGATTCAATGAGATCATTAGGTCTCGGTTTCGTGATGAGTTTTCTTATGCCTCTTTCTCAGAGGGTGAGAAGCAAAAGATTGATCTAGCACTGTTGTTTACATGGCGTGATATTGCTAAGATGAAAAACTCAGCATCCACAAATCTTTTGATTCTGGATGAAATTTTCGATTCATCTTTAGACTCGACTGCTACAGATGAGTTGATGAAGATCCTGAAGGGTCTTGATAAGAATACTAATCTATTTGTGATATCTCACAAGGGTGAGGTCCTCTTAGATAAGTTTGAAACTACCCTCCAGTTTGAGAAAGTTAATGATTTCTCAAAACTCCAGACAGTCTAAGAAGCGTCACAGACCCCATGGAAATTCCTCCATGGGGTCTTATAGTATATGCATCGACCGCAAAGCGTATGGAATTCAACGAAGTCAAAGGGCAACTTGCCAAACTACTGGCGACTGAGAATCTTCTGATCGAGCACAAAAACTGCTCAACAGCATCCTTTAACGTTAGCACTCGCGTACTGACGTTGCCTATATGGGATACGACAGATCAAGTTTACACCATGCTTGTAGGGCATGAAGTTGGTCACGCACTGTATACCCCTGACGACGACTCTCTTGATAATCTTCCATGTCCCAAATCATACGTCAATGTTACTGAAGATGCTCGTATTGAAAAATTAATGAAGCGTAAGTTTCCAGGTCTTAGTAAGGATTTCTATGCTGGATACCGTCACCTTAATGATGAAGATTTCTTTAGTGTTGAAGACACAGATCTTAATACCCTGAAACTTGTAGATAAAATTAATCTTTACTATAAAGTAGGAGCATATCTACTCTTACCTTTTGATGCTGCTGAGACTGCCCTGAGAGACGCTGTAGGGATTGCTGAAACCTTTTCTGATGCGATCGACGCTGCTGTTGCTATATTCAATTATCAGAAGGATATCCAGGAGCAAAATAAAATCCCTGCAATGACTAGTCCAACGGGAAGCACTGGAGATACTCCCATGGATAAAACTGAAGGGGAATCTGAGGAAGAGGTTTCTCAACCAGGAGATGCAGACTCGGAAGGAGATGATCAATCTGATCTTGATACTCCTAGTTATTCTGATTCTGGTGGTGAGTCTGATAGCGACTTAGAATCAGATACTGATACTGCTCTCCAAGAAAATCTAAAAGATATTACTAGACAGTATGGCAATCCAAAATATGTAGACATCTTAGATACTGATCTGGACTACCATGTTGTTTCAACTGAAAAAGTTATGTATCAGATTGAAGAGTACTGGAATAGACCAATCTTTACTGACCCTAAGGAAGAAATGTATAGAGGATTAGATTGGAGTTTTGTTGATTCTGAATTTTCTAAATTCAAACGTGAATGTAGTCGTGAAGTAAACTATCTCGCGAAAGAGTTTGAGATGAAGAAAGCAGCGACTGCATATTCAAGGCAATCTACTTCTCGCACTGGCGTTTTAGATACTAGAAAATTGCATACTTATAAATTTAACGAAGATCTATTCCGAAAAGTTACTTCAACTGTTGATGGTAAAAATCACGGTATGATATTTCTGTTAGACTGGTCTGGATCTATGGCAACCACCATTCACGATACCTATAGTCAATTGCTATCTCTCTGCTATTTCTGTCGCAAAAGTGATATACCTTTTGACGTGTATAGTTTTGTGTGTGATGCAGCACTAATGCCAGAAGGTTATGATCGCGAAAAATTCTATGCTAAAGGTAAACCAGAATCATTTTCTATACCAGAGCACTTCTTCCTTATGAATTTGTTGAGCAGTAAACTCAATAATTCTACTTTTGATCTGATGGCAAAATATTTGTGGCGTGTTACTTACAACTACCACATCTATTATGGTCAGGCATCTAGGAATAGAGAAAACCATTGGGAGTTAGTATCTAAGACGCCTAGGGAATTGCCCCCCGTATTAGGTCTTTCAGGCACTCCGTTGAATGAGGCAATTGTTACGTTGCAATCTATCATTCCAAATTTTCAAAAGCAATGTGGTGCCGAGAAAGTCCATGTGACTATTCTTACTGATGGTGAAGCACAGGCATCTAGTAAGTGGGTTGTTGTTGATCACAGAGGTGAAGATGTGCATCTTCGATCTTCACTTGGATTTTATGGTGATGGCACTATTATTCGTGATCGTAAGAAAGGTTACACTTATGCTCCTTCTTATGGTTACTTGACTGAGCAACTGCTAAGGTATATGAAAGGACGTTTCCCACAATGTAACTTCCTTGGTTTCCGTGTTTGCACTCCTCGTGAGTTTTCAACCAAACTAAATTCCTCTGGGATAAAGTCTCCGTTGAGAGAAAAAGCATCACGGGAATTTAGTAAAAACAAAAGTGCTTGTGTTAATATGGGCGGGTTTCAGGAATTGTATTTCTTATCCGCAAGTCATATAAATATGGATGCTGAGTTTGATGTTGCTGAAGATGCAACTAAATCTCAGATCCGAAGTGCTTTTAAAAAGTCTTTGAAATCAAAGGCAGGCAACAAAAAGATTCTCTCTTCATTTATTGGTCAAATTGCATGAATATTTTTGCTGTTGATGATGATCCAACCTTATCAGCACACCAATTACCAGACAAGCACATAGTTAAAATGCCACTAGAGTGCTGTCAAATGTTGGCGGTTGTATACAGTACTTGGTATAAGAATATCGGACCTATCATTAAAGCAAATGGTAGTCCTTATGCCACTGAGAAAGGTGCTTTCCGTAATCATCCATGCACTAAGTGGGTAGCAGAAAGTGATCATAATATAGCGTGGCTACTTCAACATGGTATTTCATTATGTGATGAATATCAGTTTCGATATGATAAAGTCCATGCATGTAAGAGAAGTTTATCCATGGCTGGACTAATTTATCAGCATGGATGCACTGAAAAGCATACACCTTTTGCCAGGGCAATGCCTGATGAATGGAAACTGGATGATTCTATCTCTACTCAAGAAGCATATCAACGATACATTGCTAGCAAACCTTGGGTTGCATCAAACTATCTAAGGGTGCCACATCACAAACCGTCCTGGGTTGACCAATATGCCTTGCAACCTGCTCTATAATTACAAGGTAATCGAGAAACACCATGCCTGCCAAGTCTGATATCACCACTGACCTCATTGTTGACTATCTGTTTTCAAACTACGGCGAAAAGGTAACTGTCCCTAAACTTCTAAATGCTGCTGACCACTTTAAAGTTTCATATCCATTCATCACCAAACGTCTTGAGTCGTATAAATCTGGTAGGGGCATGTGGACTCTTACCATTGAAGAAATGCGTGAGACTCTTGAAGAAACTGTAACTCTCACATCTAGCGATAACTTGATCCCATCTAACGATAAAAACTTTGTTCCCTTCGGCAACTTTGCTGACCTTAAAAAGGTAGTATCTAGTAATCTTTTTTATCCAATCTTCATTACTGGTATGTCTGGTAATGGTAAGACTCTTGGCGTTGAGCAAGCATGTGCTCGCACTCAACGTGAGATGATTCGTGTCAACATTACTATTGAGACTGATGAAGATGATCTTATTGGCGGTTTCCGTTTGGTTGATGGTAATACTGTCTGGCACAATGGTCCTGTCATTGAGGCTCTTGAGAGAGGATGTGTCCTCCTTCTGGATGAGATTGATCTGGCGTCCAATAAAATTCTCTGTCTTCAATCTATTCTTGAGGGTAAGGGAATCTTTCTGAAAAAGATTGGTCGTTATGTAGAACCTGCTGATGGATTTACTGTTATTGCAACTGCAAATACTAAGGGTAAGGGTAGTGAAGATGGTCGTTTCATTGGCACCAATGTGCTCAATGAAGCATTCCTTGAGCGTTTCCCTTTAACCTTTGAGCAAGAGTATCCTACTCCAAAGATCGAATCTAAAATGCTCAATAACTACTGCTCCGATCTAGATTGCTGTGATGATAAATTCATTGCCAATTTAGTTAATTGGGCAGACATCATCCGTAAGACTTTTGATGATGGTGGTGTTGATGAAGTGATCTCTACTCGTCGTCTAGTCCATATCATCCGTGCTTACAGTATCTTTTCTGATCGAGTGAAGGCAATCAAGATGTGTCTCAATCGATTTGATGATGAGACTAAGCAATCTTTCTTGGAGTTGTATGACAAGATTGATGGCGAAGTTGATATTGAAACTGTTGACACATTGCTGTCATCATGATATTATTCCTATACAAACCACGTACATTATGAATCGCTACAATGAAGAAAAGATCCTTCAAGAGTTGAAGGATTATATCACTGCCACATACAATCAGCACTACTCCTCTGGAGGGATGGACGGTATTCAAACACTTGATCTTATCCAAGCAGTTGGAGACGGTGAGGCATTTTGTAGATCCAACATTCTTAAGTATGCATCTCGATACGATAAGAAAGGCACATCTAGACGTGACATCATGAAGGTGTTACACTATGCTGTGTTGCTCATGCACTTCAACGACGTTAACGCCAACACCGAAATCTACCCTCAGTAAATTATGCAAGACCAACAGACGATCAAACTCAGCAAGCAGACCATCGACTTTCTGCGTAATTTCAGCACAATCAATAAGTCTATCTTGATCGAGCCAGGCAAATTGCTACGGACAATTTCGGTCAATAAGAATATTATTGCTTCAACTGAAATTCGTGAAGGAATTCCTGAGCAGATGGCGATCTATGATCTTCCTCTTTTCCTAGGTGCTCTTTCTCTATTCAAGAGTCCTACACTTTTCTTCCCTGATAGTAAGCGAGTCATCATCTTTGATGAAGATACTAAGGGGAAAACCACCTTCTATTACAGTGATCCTGATTTCATTCTAACTCCTCCTGATTTTGATTACAATCTTCCTGGCAAAGAGATTCACTTTGATCTCCCCCAGCAAGATCTGCTCCAACTTAATCAAGCAGCAAAGGTTTATGGTGTAGAGGATCTTTGTATCTATGGGTATGAGGGTGAGTATAGTGTTTGTGTCAAGGATAAAAAGAATGAGACATCTAATGTCTTCTCTCTCCCCTTGAAGAAAGTTACCTTTGATAAGGAAGCACAGGGTGATTCTCAAAACTTCTGCTATTGTTTCAAGGTTGAAAACCTCAGACTTTTGGATGGTAGTTATCATGTCTGTATTAGCAATAAGAATATTGCTAACTTCAACTCCTTGACGCATTCAAATCTGGATTACTTTATTGCACTTGAGACTAATTGATCAAAGTTATTGACGACTTTCTGACCCCTTCTTACTTTGAGGAGATTCATCGTCTCCTCATCAGTTGGGACTTTGACTGGTATTGTCAACCCAATCTTGCTCCTGGTCTTCCAGGACCACCACGGGTAAACTTCAGTCATAACTTCTACATGGAAGAGGTTAGAAGTCCTCATTGTGCTTTGATCTTACCTTTCATGTATCAGGTAAAAGATATCTGTGGTGCTAAAGAGTTGCTC